AATACAAGTAACTCATCACCTGTTTGTACGTCTTTCATTTCTGGATGTACATTTCTTACAGGTTTATTGACTGCCTCAATCGTGGTTCTCATCATCATGAACATGAACATTGCACTACTTCCTGCTACTATGGCAAAAAGTAAGAAATAGATCCCCACGGTCAGGTCATTCATTTTCTATTCTCGTATTGGTAGATTAAAAGTACTCCAAGTGTGACCCAGAATACTACTTCAAGTCCATAATTAGTCATCGTGATCATCCCAAGGGTCTGTTAGATCTTTGTTTGCAAAGAATCCTTTGTATATACCAAATCCTGCTAACAGTACAGTAATGACTGCTATTGAAATACCAAATGTGATATTAGGATTAGCATTATAGTGTGGAATTATTGCGTTGCATTTACTCCACGTCCCAGGGAGTGTGTAAACATTAGGGCAACTTGCTAGAAACATAAATTTTAGATACTAACTCCATTATACAGGAGACTATGCGTTTGTCAAATGTAAATTTGAGAAATCGCCATCTTTCTTAAACTCAACCGTCTTATCAAAGCGGTCAATTAGGACTTCACCTTTGTGTGAAATCACAAACAAATTAGTTTTGTCTAACTTATTCTTTAATATCTTCATCAGTTCGTCAGTGGCAGATTGATCTAGTGATGAGTCAAACACTTCATCAAGAATGAGTAGGTTAGTTGCCACACTATTTTTAAGTTGTGCAACTTCTCTCCATGTAAACAGTAGTGCTAGGTCAATCTTTTGCTTTTCACCCTCAGAGAATGAGGAGTATGTAAAGTCATCACGAAATCTGGATAGGATCTTCTCTGTAAAATTATCATCTAGTGTAAAGTTTACAAAGAAATCCATGCTGTGCAGATATTTATTAATTCTAGCATTGATAAGTGGTATAAACTTAGCAATTATCTTTGTTTTGATACCACTGTCCTTCAATAACTCACCTACAATACCAAGATAGTTTGCTTGTGTATTGACTTTGGCACAGTCATCTTTCTTATCTTCTAGGTTCTTCTGGATAGTAACTAATGCTTGTCTCTCTTGCTCTAAGTTTGTAGTATCACTACCAACCTCAGTTAGTATATCAGTATTTTCTTTGAGTAATTTAGTTTCCTCATGTGTCAATGCCTGTATCTCATACCTGTAACCATTGATCTCTTCTGATTTCTTCCTGAGATCTTTGACTGTGGTCGCAAGTTTTTTAATCTCATCAGTAATTTGTTTAGATCCTGCTGCTAATTCAGTTCCTTTTTCTGCAAGATACTTTATCTTTGCTTCTTTAAACTGTTCAGTAATCTCTTGGGTACATGTAGGGCATGTGTGATTGTTCTCAAAGAAATCCATTTCTCTACGAGAGTTATCAAATTTAGATTTGATCTTAGTACGCATCTCTTTGAACTTCTCGTGCTTATCTACTGCCTTGTCTAGTTCTAATATCTGTGGTTCTAACGTGTCACACTTCTTATCTAGTTCTTTGATTCTAGATTTAATTTCTATACAACGTTGTTCATTTTGATCAAACTTCTTCTGTTTCTTTTCCATCAGAGAAGTGTCAACCTTTTCTAAGTTCTCTATATTACGGAGTTGCATTTCAACTTTCTGTTGTGCAATATCCATTTCATATTCACATGTCCTCTGCTCGTCCTTGATCTCTTTGACTCTCTCTTTTAATAGTACATTCATCTGAGAGAATATTTGTATGTCTAGTATATCTTCTATGACTTCTCTTCTATTAGGTCCTGTCAACTGCATGAAAGGCACAAACGTACTGCTACCAAGTATGACTACCTGTGTAAATGATTTGAAATTAAGTTTAAGTACAGACTGTTCTAAGTATTTCTGATCATCAGCAACAGATGCATTTGCATCGTAGAGTTCTCCATTGCGAAAGATCTGAAACTTAGAGGGTTTCATACCTCTGATAACTTTATATTCAATACTACCAATATTAAATTCTATTTCTACTACACATTCCTTTTCATTAACTGTATTGATTAATTGTGTCTTACTAATCTTTCTAAATGGTTTTGCAAATAGACCAAAACAAAGAGCATCAAGAAGTGTGCTCTTGCCTGCTCCATTATTACCTACAATTAATGTAGACGCAGTATCATTTAGATTGATTTCAGTAAACTGCTGACCAGTGGACAACAGATTCTTCCATCTAATCTTTTCAAAAACAATCATTTAGTCTAATTCACTTGGGGGATAAACAATATCAGTTGGTTTAATTACTGTATAGACATAACCAAATGACGCACAGTTATCTTTTACCTGTTGCTCGTCACATGGTGTAATTATTAATTCTCTATCATAATCTGCTGCAATAAGATACTCGTGATATCTAATAGCATCGTCTTCTTCTTGGAAGAGTTGAACAACACGTTCTACTGTGGTGTCATCCTTTACAGCATACACCCCTCCGCTTGCTTTGTCAACTAATACAAACATTAAACTCTTTGTGCTTCTACATATAAAGATTTAAGTATACCAAAGACTTCATCCTTATGATCGACCTCTGCAACACATTTGTTGAGAATGGATAAAGTGTCCTCTGTTTCTATCGTCTCGTCTATTTCATCCAATACCATAAAGGTATCTTCTATAATCTTTAAGTCGGCAGGATTTGATTGCAAGATCATGGATAGTTTACTATCAAACATTTTCTGATCTTCTTTCTTTTCGACAATCAGTTTTACATAAGTGCCATTCAGAGACTGATAATCAATAGGAGCAGTTTCACTATCCCTATAATAGATCTTATTGAACATATTATTAGGGTTCTTTATGAAAGTCAGTTTCTTTGTCTTAGTATTTAGAATATGAAATCCTCTATCTGTACCGAAGTCATTCCAGTATAGTTGATAGGGGTTACCAAGGTATGTAATATTACCCTTGCATGACCTGTGATGGTAATGACCTGAGCATACTACATCAAACTTCTCAAAAGGAGCAGGATCATCACCATGATCCATAGTATATCCTGGGATAGGATCAAACTGACTGAGTTCCAGATGTCCTAGACATACTGTACTCTTGGTATCTTCTATTATCTTTCTCCACTTGTGTGTGTTTTCCTCACACCTCCAAGGGAGCATCAATATATCAAGACCACCTACGTTTATATCCTTTGGTTCGTCTACTATTTCTATATTAGGATAGTCTTCCAGTAGTAACTGAGGACTATTGACCTTCAATGTATTCTTAAAATAGATATCATGGTTACCCACAATCATCCACATCTTAATACCACGTTCCCTAATAGGGTCAAACCACATTTCCTTAGCAGCATCTAGTGATGAGAAGTTTATAGTCTTACGTCTATCGAAAGTGTCGCCAAGATTTACAATATGAGTTACCTTGTTCTTATCAATATAAGGTAATACAGTGTCTTTGTAAAACTTACGATACTGTTCAATGTATGCAGGACTATCATTCCTTACACCAAAATGTTGATCAGTTATCAG